CGAAGTCAGTCGTTTTGGACAGTGCCAGCCCTAATTCGGCGCTTGACGTCATGACAGACTGGATCGTAAATAAATTTATCACTGACGTTCCTGACCTCAAGATCCAGAAAGAGATTGCGTACAGCGCTGACGGGTATAAAAATTTTCCGGTTTTCTCGGAGACTAATTACTTCGGCTCAGTGCCGCCGTGCTCAAAAATTGTTTTTATCGGCAAGCATTCTAATTCAGTCGGGCTGTGCATTTTCTGTTACACGCGTGACAGCAGATATTATCTTGATATCTGCGTTCTTCCGTCATTTGATATGATGTGCGTCACGCCTGCTACATACGGCGACGGCTATCAGAACAGCGCGGAAGCATGCAATTACATCTCAAAATTTCTCCGGGGGTATAATAACTACAATATTCAGACGCGCCTGACGTGGGATATTACGCCTTCGGCTGACACCTCAGCTATAAGCATGAGCATTGTCTATGCAGGTGGAAAATATGGCTATGCATACAGCATTAACTCACCGCATACAAGCTATAATCAGTTTCAGCTGGCATTTACTAAACAGACGAGAAGCGCGTCAGAGCCGGTCGGTTCGATGTGGTTTATAAGAACCACGCCGGGGATTTTTGATATTGACACGCAGTACGAATTAACCCCCGGAACGTTCAGCCCGCCCAGGTACGATTACTATACTAACTACACCGAAGTGTTTACAGACATGTCCTCCTTGGATAATATAAATGACAGCGTGGCTCCACATGTAATGCTGCTGGGTAATAGCGACTCCCGGAATCGAGTGGTCTCCGGGTTGCATTTTTTCCTGCTGTGGGAACCTGTTACTGCGGGCGTTTCCGATTATTATGTAAGATATCTTGAATGGAACAATGGCTATTTGCCTCCTGTTATAGCAAATTACAGTGACAAAACGCGTGATCCGGCGCTGTGGAATTCCGGCGAATGGTTCCCGAATCCGAAAGAGGGCAGGATTTTCCTCCGCAGAATCGAGCAGCCTGTGACGACAAAAGATTATACATACATATATCGGATGCTCATTCCGTCAATGAGCACGCCAAAAGCCGGGACAGTGTATGAATCAGGCTCCGAAGCCTATATGGCCCTGCTGGACAACTCTCTGACTTACGGAATCAAGCTGGCATGATTTATTCCCTGTCTGAGATTTGCGCGTCCGGCGGGCAGATGCCTGTGATAACGCTCACCTTTGAAAACGCAAAGGCGGGCGTTTACAGGTATGTCCTGGGCTATACTGATGTAACCATTAATAAAAACACTTACGCGGCGGCCGCCTTCACGATTCAGCTGCCGGAGCGGTCGGATTCCGGTTTTAGCGATTTGTCATTTGCTATCTGCAACGTGAGCGGGGAAGCGTATCAGATGACCAAAAAAGCCATTGCATCCCTGGCGCCAACGTATTTAACTTTGCAGGAATGGGCGCCTGATGATTACAGCCTTATGCAGTCATTGCGCCTTACGGTTACAGACGCGAAAATCACGACTGAGCAGGCCACGTTTGTAGCGTCTTTCTGCGATATGCTTAACACCGCATTTCCGCGCCTGAGGTATACAGATAAAAACGCCCCGGGACTGAAGTACATAGCATGAACTGGATAGACAAATATAATTTCATCCGACACACACCCGGCGGCCGTGTGTTTCCGGATCTTGACTGCTGGGGGCTGGTCCGGTGCATTCTTGAGGAACGGGAAGGGATAAAGCTGCCGGAATTCTGTGATTTTTCACAGAAAACCATGGGGGATCCCGCCGCCGGGATGATTGCCCGGCATGTGTTTCAGGAAATACCCGCCCCGGAAGATTATTGCGTCGTCTGCTATTACCGTCACGGCATTCTGTTTCATGTCGGTATTTTCTTGCAGGGTGATATACTGCACACTACAAACTGGCACGGCTTCCGGAAGCAGCCGCTTAAGTCATTTTATCCGCAGTGTGTGAGGAGGTTTTACAGATATGCAGGTCAGGATATACACCCGCCAGTGTCTGATATGGCCGATTGAGCAGATAAACATCCCGGATTTTTCCGGCACTGTGAAGGATCTTTTAGCCCGTGAAGTGCGGGATTTCGCGCCTGATAAGCTATCCGTATCTATCTATATAGACGGTAAAAAAGCTTCCTGGGATACGCCGCTGTTCGGTGTTGAGGAACTGAAAATCATTGTTGAGCCTCAGGGCGTTGAGGCCGCATTTGCTATTGTAGCGGCCATTGTGGCCGTTGCTTCGGTAGCCTACAGCTTGTATATGATGAACAGGCTGAAGGCTGATAATCCCGCAAAGACTTCAGACACATCTACTATATACGATGTCAACGCCCAGGGTAACAAAGTCAGGCTGCAGCAGGTCGTGCCGGAGAATTTCGGCCTGATAAAGCATTTTCCGGATTATCTTGCGGATAAGCATACCTTTTACAGGCGCAATAAGAAGTATATAGATATGATTTTGTGCCAGGGCGCCGGGTGGTACGATTACAAATCTGATGGTTCCGATATCTATATCGGAAACACCCCGTTTTCAGGATACAGCCGCAACGATGTAAGATATCAGGTGTTTGATCCCGGCGCTGATGTGTCAGCTAATGGGATTGAGGAAGGAATGCACAAATGCTGGTACAGCAGCACCGAGGTCACATCATCAGGCAAAACGCTTGATCCGGTCGGGAATGTGAACCCCTCTGAATCCGGCGGTTATGTCGTATACACCGCAGGCAAAGCAAATGCAAGCTATAAATCCGGCGGCCTGTCCTGGCACCTAATGGGGAAAAGTTTTTGCGGCGTTTATTGGGCTTATGCCGGATATAGGCCTTCTGTCACTACCGGTGGCGGACAGGTGTTTAGACTCACAGCCGCAAACATCAAGGTTAAAGCGGGGGATTACATCAGGATCACAAACGCGCCGGATGTCAGGGCATGGGCTGCTGATGCTGATGCTGATGCCGTGCTTCTCGAGTCCGGAAATCTGCAAATCACCTGGGCGGGTACGTGGTCAGATCTGGCTTGCATAGCGGATATATCTGTAGGTGTAACGCTCACGAGATGGAAAAGAGATCAAATCAGCTATGCCCCGCCTAAATATGAGACTTATACCAGCACAGTTTCAGGCGAGTGCAACGTAATTTCTTATTCCGCAGCTGACGGGAAAATAACCGTTGAAATATCAGGGTTAACCCTGCCGGAAGATCCATATCCTCGTGATGCCCATCTCGTCAGCCATTATACAGTCACGATTACACAGTCATTGTCTGATTCCGTTATTGATCCGCTGACCGGTGAAAAACGCCTGTCGGACAATGGCACGTATGAGATAACCGGGGTGGGAAGCACTACCGTAAAGGGTAATCCCGCGAATCAGAGCGCCGGGGGATATCAGACAGTATATGAACGCACAGAGGTATCAGCCCCGGTCTATACCATCAAAAAGATTGATCCTGATACCGATAAGGAGATCCCGTGGTCGGGCTTTTGGGGGGCGGATCATTGGGTTGACGGTGTAGCGGATGATGCTCTCACTGTCTCATATCAGGAAGACGCGGACGCTGCCGAAGCGAAAGAATACGCAGGGCCTTACCGCGCGTGTCCGATTGGCGCAAGCGCTTCCGAGTATGAAGTGGATATCGATTTTCCCGCCGGGCTGGGGTATCTGAATGGAAGCGGCAAATATGATGAAAGAACCGTAACCCTGTCAATCGAGTGGCGTAAGGTAGGAACATCCGCCTGGACCGCGTATGAGTATAAAAAAACAGCGGGCACGGGCGATGAACTTGCGGAAACCGTCACATTTACATTTGACGCGGGCGCGTATGAGTGCCGGATAAAAAACAAATCCGATAAGGTAGACGACGCCGCCCAGGTTGACACAGTCAAATGGACCGGCCTGAAGTCCTGCATAGCACAGCCAACTTCATATGCGGGCATGACCACGATTTTATGCCGTTTCCGCGGGTCCGAGACGCTTTCGGAACTGTCTGAGAATCAGATTGCTACTTTCTGGACCAGGAAGCTGCCGGCGGTAAACGGCACGGATTTAGTCATAACGGAAGATGTGGCGCCCGTGGTGCAGTACATACTCAACAACAGCAAATACGCTGGGATCATAGATCACAATTCCCTGGCGGCGCTTGACACGTACTGCAAGTCAAACGGGTATAAACTCACCGGCACGATAGACGATGACAGCACGCTGCTGGATGAGCTGAGGAACGCGCTGAAGGTGTGCATGTCCGAGCCTACGGTGTCAAACAATCTTGTATCTTTTGCCCGGATGACAAAAAAATCATCATCTGACGCCTTCCAGCAGATTTTTATGCCGCAGAATCTTACATCAGCGCCCGTGGTCAATTTAACTTTTGCAAAAGATGACGACGTGAAAGAGATTGAACTGTCATATCTTGACGGCGTATCCTACAAAACCTCCACGTATTATTATCATCTTGATGATTCAGGCAATGTAGTAGAGACTACATATGCAACTACGAACAACGCGGAAAAATTGGACACGTGGGGCATAAAAGGCACTGACGACAATCACGCGCAGGCCCGCGCCCTGGCAGAAAGAAGACTGAAATTTTTAACGTATTGTAAAACGCAATACGAGATACAAACCGAACTCGACGGCCTGAACTGTCAATACCTTGATTATGTCGGTTTAGTGCTGCCGCAGGAACTGAGCAACATCAGCGGCAGAATAACGGAATATGACAGCACAGCCAAAACAATAACTGTGGATCAGTCAATCCCCGCTCGGTTTGATTCCGGGCTGGTTTATGTGAGAAAAAAAGACGGTTCATCAATAAATTACGCTTTTGTCAGGAAGGATAATTTTACGCTTGAAATTTCGGGGAATTTTATCCCGTGGGATCCTGAATACGGCAAAACGCTTGAATATCCTTTTTTTGCTATCGGTGAAATAGTGCCGTGCTGGGTACAGTCTGTAGAACCAGGAGACAAATCCTGTACGCTTAAACTGGTGAATTATGATTCAAGAATCTTTGACTGATGATTTAACGGATAAAGAATTGTTGAAGAAATGCATTATGTCGCTGTCTGACACTATTTTGTATACGAATGCGTTAATTGAGCGGCAATACAAGTTGGAAGTAAAACGTGATGAAATGCGC